ATGCGCAACCTGTACTGCGAGTATAATAAGAGTGGCGATATAGAGGCTCTTAAAAAGTATACCGTTCAGTGCGGCTCTGCAATGCAAACGAAATCTCTATATACTATTGCCAAATATCATTTCGAGCTTGATACATTTAAAAGAAAGCATGCAATCAAAAAATCACTTTAAATTTTACTGCAAAGCTGGTAAAAGTTTTATACAAAGCTACAAATATAATGGTTTTGTTGAGGAGCTTTTCGATGATGCTTTTCTTGTTCCCTGTCAATGTACAGGAATTAAAGATAATCAAGAAAAGTATATTTACGAGGGAGATATTATAGAATTTGAAAGACAGTTAACGAAGGAGCACTCTAGAAAGTTTACCGCGATTGTATCATACGCGGATGGTGCTTTTTTGGTTATGGCTAAAACATCTGATGCAGAAGGAACATTATCTTACATGTGGTTACATGATCTCTCCAAAGAAATTTATAATTGGAAAATAAGAGTAATTGGAAACAAATTTGAAAACCCGGAATTAACATGAATAACGAGACATTCACAGAATACAAATACGCAATACACCACAAGCCTACTCAAAAGTGGGTACAATTTGGAAATGATGATTTAGAATTAACAGTAACTACTATAGAACTAGTCGATTTTAAAGATTGCTTTATTAACGGAAATAAAGATTTCTTGGAAACGTTCTTAAAGAGAAGCGTCTTTAATAAAACTCCAAATTATGGTAGTGACAATTTTTTAGAATTTGAATTTGTAAAAGTCAAAGCAATATATACAGTAGAAGAATGAACGATTACATACCAGACAAATGGGTAGTAGTTAAAATCGAAGGAGGAGAATTTCCTTTAACTTATAAAGTCTTTGGTTGCTGGTTTGGTGGTTACCTGGGTTCTAATTCCTGGAAGATGAATAGTGGAATTAGAGTCGCATCAAAAGGAAGAGATTCTTATTTATTTGAAGGTTTTTCTGGTTCTATATATAAGTGTTTTGAAGGAAACTACGGAACTCATATGTATGGTCATGGAGTATTAGAGGATATTATAAAGAGATCCAAAGAAGCTGGAATGAATGTAGAAATAATGCCAGAAGATACAAATTGGCTTGACTTGTCCTACGAATAGTTCTATATTGATTATATGAACCCATTATTTGAAAAATTTATAAAGATATTTGTTTGGTTTGGATTTGTTTGTTCAATTGCTTTTTACGTTTTTGCCATGTTACTTAAGTTTGATTTATTTACAAAATAAATTATGAGAAATCCAGAAGATACAAAGTATGTTTGGGATGAAGAAAACTTTAAAATTGTTCAAAATAGTATTATGAAAATACCAATAACAATAAAAACAATAGGACCAGACGATTTTAAACCCGTATACCGAAGAGAGTATATCATAGGTTGTGATATTGAAAAACAAGAATTGACATATAGTTATAAAGATGTAGAAATGTATTCCTCTTTTAATAATTTTAACAACCAAAGACCGTTAATAGGACATCTTTCAGATGGAGAAATAGAGAAATTAAACAGTGAGGTATGAACAGAAGACAACTTAAATTTCGCGCTTGGGATAAACTAGAAAAACGATTCTTCTATCCAGACAAAGGTTATCAAGGACATTATGTTCTTACTTTGAATGGACAATTTCAAAACCTTCAGAATGGTTCTGGTGGCGATGAATATGTTGTTCAGCAATGGACTGGAGAATACGACAAGAATAGAAAACCAATTTACGAAGGAGATATTATTAGTTCATATTCAGCAGAATTTATTAACGAAAACTTTGAAGCTGAAATAGTTTTTATTGATGCCGCTTTTCATGCGAAGGTTAATGAAAAAGATTATAGAGGTGTGTGGAGCGGTAAAGATATTGAAGTAATGGGTAATATATTTCAATTACCATGCAATCCAGATCATAATGGAGAATGTTTGGTTTGTGATTGTTGGTTGAGTGATTGTCCATTCAACAAAGAAAATAAAAATGAAGATGATAAAGTGATAGAAATTATGGGGCAAAAGTTTAATCAACATTGGGCTGATCAACTTATCGACCTGTGTAAAACAACCTCTGTAATTTCAGACAAACAAATTTCGCTTGATTTGCCCGAAAAGTATAAAGCGGAATTTGAACAATTTATGCGAGGAAAAACCTGCCCAATACTTGACAATGGACAGAGTGGTGTGTATAGTTGGGACTTTGAACAATATTTGAAAACAGTTTTGAGAAACTTAAAAAATGAACAAGAATAAATTCAGAGTTTGGGATAAAGTTAATAAAAAGTTTGTTTCATCATCACATATAGCAGTAAATGGAGATGGTGTATTACTGGTTACTGATTCAAGAATGCTTGAAAAACTTCAAAATAAAAACTATGTTGTTGTAGATCGAGAGTATTCCATTTACCAGTTTATTGGAATCTTGGACAGAAATATGCGAGAGATCTATGAAAGAGATGTTGTGAAATTTTTCACCCTTAATGGAGAAGAGCTTGGTGAGGTTGTATATAGCACAGATTCTTGTGCGTATTATATCAATGATTATCCAATTATGAATTTAGATCTTGCTTCTTTAGAAATTGTTGGTAATATGGTTGAAGATTATATGTGGGATGAAAGTGGAGAAAAACTTTTAAAAATTATATGATTAACAAATTCCATCAAGTCAAAGCCGTAACCCCTATAGTTTCACCTATTATAGATGAACCAGTCGAGCAACCTGCAATTAGTATTGTTAATACATACACTAAGAGTTTTGAAGAGGACGGCGTTGTAGTCTGGTATTTGTATATTGTAAACTTTGATGAGCAAATATTTAGATATAGACTAGATTTTTTTAAAAAATAAATATTGACTAGTCCTAAAGACTATATTAATATTGACTTCATGAAAACGCCAACTCTTAAGCAAAAAGTAGAGATGTACGAGAACTTTCTACATAAGATCAATATTTTTATAATTTCTGGCAATAATGACGGGATAAGAGAGTTAGTAAACAATGCTGATAATTGGTCTTATGCACACCGAAGTGGGGAGTTTTTAACAGACAAACAAAGACGAAGGATGATAAATGATATGTTTCAAAAACTTTGTGATACCCCAAACACCGATAAAATTACTAAAGAGAGACAGAAGGCATGGACAGAGCAGGCTAAACAAAAAGAACAAGCGTTTTTTAAATGAGTCCACAATTAATAAGATACACTAAAAAAGTCGATTCTCTTAGAGATATTCTAGAGCAACATGGGTTTGAAAATTTACAATTTCATTGGTATAGTGATGGAATCTATTCTGGTAACTGGAAAGATATGTCTGTTGCCACAGAAATGCCAGATAGAGAAGAAACGATGACCATGTGGCAATTTGGGTTTAGAAGTTCAAAAGAAGATAATAAAAGAATTAAATTAGAGGCTAGAGCTTCTGAGCCACCACAAGGAGACGAAATCTTTATTTTTGAATTAAGATATTATCCAGAAGTCGTATTACATGATAGACACAAGTTTTACGGACCGACAGCTGTTCTGGAAGTTTCTGGCATCTTAGAAAGAGACTTGAAAGATCTTCAAAAGTATATAAACTATCTACTAAACATTGCATGAAAACAAAACTAAATTGGAAAAAGAAGTGGTTAGATGACAAGTCTGGATATTGGTATTCAGCTAAAGTGCCCGTTGTTGATTGGGAGTATGTTGTAGAAGATGCAAGAGGTTGGGATAAAGAACCTAAATTTTTTGCAGGGTTATTTGTATCTAATTCGGATGAAGTAACTAGCATACGTAAGAAGTATTTTGATACAGAGCGACAAGCTATGGAGGCTTGTGATGAGCATTTATTACAATCTAGTGAAAAATTTAACAAGTGGCTTAAAAAATTAAAGTGAACTTTGAGCAATTTAAAATACTAATAGAGTCTCTAGAAAAAGTTAGAGAGAGGTCACATTCTATATATTTACTTGGTGTGGATTTAATGGAGTATGACGAACCGTTTCATGTAGCCATTACTACGCTTCTCAAGTCGGTGTTTACTGAAGAGGGTTATGATTGGATTAGTTGGTATTTGTATGAGAGAGTAGGGTTCAATAATAAGACCCTCACAGCTACTGACGAAAACGGTAATGAAATTTGCCATAATATTGAATCGCTTTGGGATACTGTTAAGCCCTACAGAAAGCAATGAACGAAACAATAAAAATATGCTTATTATCCTTTTTAATGAGCACTTTATTAATAACACTCTTAACAGCTACTAATACATTGTGGCTTTTCACAGTTAGTGTCGTTATACTAGTCACTATATATTTTTTAAATTTTAAAGATGAAGATAAACAATAATAAAACATCTGCAGATGGTACAAGTCTTAAAGGCTACCTATTTACTACATACGAGAATTTAGTTAATTTATTAGGTCAACCTCTGGGTGGCAGCGCTGATGGTAAAACGACTTGCGAGTGGATTTTAGAATTTGATGATGGTAGTGTTGCGACTATTCATGACTGGAAGACTGGTAACACGCCTAAAGAGCCATACCGTTGGAGTATTGGAGGTAAGACGGCAAAGGTGATTAAACTAGTGGAAAAAGCCCTCAATCTAAAGACAGAACCGTTTGCAATTTAATGCATATGAATACAGAAAAGCTTTCCCAATTAGAAGTTAGAATTACGGAGAAGTACGGTACAATATTAAACAAATTTAGAATATTAAATCATAATTGGGAGATGGATGGTTATGGATATGTTGTTGACGCTGGTGCAGAACGAAAGATAATAGCAACTAATCACAATAGACCGGTGGAAGTAGGAACTGAATTCTTAAACTATAAAATTAAAGAATATGAGGACGCTATTAAAGAGTCTAAAGATATTATTGAAATTGTACAAAATGGAAAATATAAAATATAAGATTGTTGAAACTACGGGATGTACGGCTTTTGACTTCTCTATAAATGAAAAGTCGGTTTCTGATTACTCTCCAGAAGAGCTAGATCAAATACTAGACTATCTTTTCGTTAAAGTGAAAGAAGGCTTAAAAGAAAACACTATTTTACTTGAGAACGTTGTACATCTATTTCAACCCGATGATTGGGAGTATGATAACAACGTATGCGAACAGTGTGGGGATACAGTGAGTACAACAATTTGGAATATATGATCAATAAAATAAAAATAACGAACCTAGCGGACGCAGAGAGCTACAGCTTTAATAAAAACAACACCGAGTATGATGTGTGGATTTCTGTAGTAGGTGATGAAGATAGACGACAAGTTAGTAGAATGAGAAAAAATTTTCAAGAAAAAGGGGTAAAATACTTTCACCAATTTTTTGCTGACTGGTCTGATGAAGACGGTATTGAGTGGGGACATTTGAGACAGGATGCACCGCAATCACGACATATTCAAAATATCATAACGTTTTTAAAACCATTCACTGAAGACAGCAAGCCTCATAATCTCGGTGTTAATTGCTTTGCCGGTATTTCTAGATCAACTGCTATTGGCATCACAGCTTTAGTAATGGCTGGTAGGACGGTTGAGCAAGCATTAACTGAATTGTTAAAAAATAGACCAGAGGCATGGCCTAATTTGAGAATATTAGGGTTTGCTTCTGATATATTAAACATAGATATACATGGACATGTGCTGCAGTGGAAGAAAAACTGCTTGCAATCAAATGATGAATTGTTTATTATACCTAATAGAATGCAAAAGGAAGACGTATGAATAATTTAGATGATAAAATTGTTGAACTTACAGATGAGTGGTATAATCTTATTGGTCCTGATCACCATAAAGATAGAGACTGTCATTGGTATATAGAGACTGTTTGGAGCTATGGTCGTAAACCTGTATACATAGTTAAGCACTATGGGTATATTTTGGATAGAATAGAAGAAAACTGGGACACTTACGAGTTAGCTCAAAAGCGTCTTATTGAAATACTAACGCAAGAAATTGAGGAATATAGAAAACAATATGAAATTTGACGAGGATAAGCCTATTTTATTTTTAGGAGATACACACGGTGACTGGAATGAGTTATTGTATGTTATAAATTATAGTAAAACAACCGATATTAATATTATTTCAGTAGGCGACATGGGAGTTGGGTTTAACCCTAAGCGCGATTTTATTACTCACTCTAATCTTAACGAAGAATTTAAAGAAAAAAATATTAATTTTTATGGTATAAGAGGTAACCATGATGATCCTAAATTTTTTAAAGGTGAGCATAGAATAGTACTTGACAATTTTGAGCTGCTAGAGGATTACACCATTTTAAGCTACAAAGATAAAAAGATTCAGCTTATAGGTGGTGCAGCTTCTATTGATAGAACCGGCAGACAGGAGGGCGTTTCATACTGGATAGATGAAGGGGTGGTGTTTGATAGAAAAAAATGCCAAAAAGTTGATATACTTGTAACGCATACGGCACCTTCTTACTGTTTTCCTCAACAATTTAACGAGATGGTTTATGGATGGGCAAGAGAAGATGCTTACTTGCTTGAGGATTTAACGGAAGAGAGAGGAGTAATGGATGAGATTCTTAAATTGTGCAACCCTTCATTGCATCTATATGGTCATTTTCATTCAAATTGGACAGAAGTTGTTAACGGCTGCAAGCACAAATTACTCAATATTAACGAATTATGGGAATATCGAGGTTAATTATTTGTTATGAGAGTGAAATTGCCTAAAGATGGTGAGGATTTCAATGTAAGTTCCAATACATTTTGCGGGTTGGATTGTTTCTTGATAACTCCTAAAATGGATGTAAAGTGGGATAAAAATAATTTATTTTATCGCTCACTTATTACAGATAGAGAGGGTAATGTACTTTCTTCTGGGTTCCCTAAATTTTTTAATTACGGGGAAAAGCCGGATTGTTACCCTGCTCCTGAAAATTTTAACGATTGGAAGATTGAAGACAAGATCGATGGCTCTTTACTGATAGCAGATTATGTGAACGGTCAGTTTTCTATGAGAACTAGAGGCACTGTTACTTACTCTCATCAGGAGAATGCTAAGGACTTCGAGTTACTACCGGGAAAATATCCTAAAGTTGTTGAGTTTATAAAAGAGAACTCCCATCTTTCGCTTTTGTTTGAAATAGTAACTCCTAATAACGTTATTGTTGTTAGACCAAAGCAAATAGAATTTCATTTAATTGGTGCTATAAACAAAAATGGAATGTGTGTGGTATCTTCTCCAGATTTAATTGATATATGGAGAAAAATAGGTCAGATGCCTACACCACAATCATACAATTTTCTAGACACCAACGATCTAGAAAAAATTGCAAGCACCATTAAGCAGTGGAAGGGTAAAGAGGGTATAGTCATATCATACAACAATGGTCAAAACCGTATTAAGCTTAAGTCTGACTGGTATCTCTTTATACATAGAGTTAAGTCTCAATTAAACTCTCGTAATAATTTAATAGAATACTTTATCGACAAAAAAATGCCATCTTATGAAGCATTTTACGATCATATAGTCGTTGAGTTTGATTTCGAGGTAGCATTACAGTTAAAAGAAGAAATACAAACTATATGTGAAGCTGGCGACAAGGCTAAAAAATATGTAGATAACATACTAGAGATGTTACACGATATTAGAAAAGTTGAATCTAGAAAAGAGCAAGCTGAAATGATAAAGAGAAGCTATAAAGAAAACTCTCCTATTGCCTTTTGTTTGCTAGATAATAAAATGGTCACTGACAAACAGTGGTTTAATTTAGTTAATCAAAAACTATGCAATATATAACATCATTAGCGCTTTGTTTCGTTATAGGATATCTGTGTAAATCATACAGTATACCTCTACCTGCACCTACTACTTTCTTTGGAGTTAGTCTCATATTTTGTTTTTGCTTAGGGTATAATTTTGTTTCTTTTTTCAAATAATGAAAGTTAAAGAATTAATAGATCGTCTATCAAAAGAAGACCCGGAGATGCGTGTAGTAGTGGACGGTTACGAGACAGGATTTGATGAGGTAGAAAAATGTATTTTAGTTGAAATAGTCCCTAATACTAGTAAAGACAATAAGCACTGGGAGGGTGAATTCAATAGGGTGTATAAAGATGAGACTGCAAGTGGTGTTGAAGTTGCTTTATTTTTGCCAAGAAAGTCTTAATTTATTCTTGACTTTTTCAGAAAATAAATTACTATAAACAAATGAAAGAAGAACTACAACTTAAACTAGTAGAAAAATATCCTAAAATTCTTCGCGACTTTCGCGGTGATCCTATGACAACCTGCATGGCGTGGGGGTTCGAGGTAGAGGACGGGTGGTACAATCTTTTAGATAAGTGCATGGAAAAGATGCAATACTTTTGTGATCTTTGTTCAAAAGACGGAAAAGAAGTTCAGGTTGTAGCTGACCAGATTAAAGAGAAATTCGGAGGTCTTCGTTTTTATGTGAGTGTTTACGGCGCCGATGAAATTGAAAATCAGATTATCGATGATATTATTTCCGAAGCAGAAAGAAAAGCTACAAATACTTGCGAAGTAACCGGTGAAAGCGGTAGTCTTTGTAAACGTGGCGGTTGGCTTAAGACTCTTTGCAGGACGGAAGCACGAAAATTAAATTACGTGGCCTGTAGTCAAGAGCTTGAAGATTACTGGAAGAAGAAAGATGCAGAAGAATCTAGTAACAGTTGAAGATTTAGAAGATTATGCTTTTTATGAAAGCGGTTTGTCTGCTGATGGTTGTTTAGATAAGCTAGACGACTACTCAAAAGAGGCTATTACACGGTACGGAAGAATTCTTTTAACAAAACAAAAAGAAAGATACCTTGCAGGTTTTCAAGGCTGCTGCTATGCGTGTGAACCAGTTGGTATGCTTAATCAAGAGCTTGAAAAAAAGCTTCAACAGTACGAAAATACATCGAATACTTTGTGAAGAACTGGCAATACATAGGTACCATACTTACAGGTGTAGCGGCTTTGATTACGGCGGGTGTAGGAGTTTATGAAAAATTACACGTTCTACAAAAAGAAATTTATAAAGAACCTATAAAATTAAAAAAAGAATATGGTGTAGTAGAAGATAAGGACGGTTGGGTTTATTTAAGGGAATCCCCGGATATTAATTCTGCAACTTTAGCAAAAATTTTAAACGATACTAATCTAGAGATTGTTGAGAAGCGCGGAAATTGGTTTAAGGTGTATACAGAAAGCGGTAGAACTGGTTATATATACAAAGATAGATTAAAAATTTTTACATATGAACAATAACGGACAAGATAAAACAGATAGACACATACTATGGGCTATAGTTTCAATAGTATTAGCAGTGGTTCTAGCCTATGCTTATGAGGATTACATTAATTTTGTATTACAACAAGAAAAAATTAAGGTAATAAAACAAGCTATAGAAGCTAAGATGGATTCCGATCAGGTAAAAGGATTATTAAACTCGAAAAATAACTAATTTCATATTGCAAAAACATTAAAAACCATTATAATTTAAATATGAATAAAGAATATTATACGGCCGACGGGTCTCACCCTGATGACGCTATCTTTAAAACTAAAACCTTTATAAATGAACTACAAAAAGTACAAGAAAAGTACTTTAGTGACTTAGTTTTAGATTTGAAGATTAATAAGGATGGTGAAGATTGGTTGTTTGATTATATTTATAACACATCTGATGATGAAAATTACGATGGTTTCGAACACTACCTTAATGATCACGGGAAGAAGTATGAAGATTTAATTCTGACTAAGGATATTGCATATAACCCAGCTGTTAATCTTCTATCTACGGATTTTGCTGAGTATAGCCCTATGATACATATGAGTTCCTACGAGCCGGATTTAGAAACTGCGTTTCCTAGTGCTTATAATGACAAAGAACCCGTGTCCTTTCAACTGGACTCCTTACACATAAAGGGTTAAAAGTATGAAAGAAGATTTACATGTATTGAGAATTGTTTCAGATAAAAAAGATAACTACATTATTTCAGATATAGGTACAGCTATTAAATCAGAAATAACTATTGATAGTGAAGCGTCTCTAGATGATATGTTGTATGCGTTTGAGCGATTTCTAGAAGTTGCTGGTTATTATATTCCAAAAAATTCTCGCTTGGACTTTGTAGATGAATATGATAAACAACAAGAAAACGATAATCAAGGTGAGGAATTTTAATGAATAAGTACGATAAATTTATAAAAAAATCTCTTAACCAAATGTTTACAGTTGTAGGTTTTGAGTGTTTTGACGAAAAATTTACTAAGCAAGAAGATTGGTATACAAAGGCAACATGGTCTAAGATACAGGAAAATAAATTTAAACAATGGTTTATAAAAGAGGCGAAAAAAGACCTTAAGTTTGATAAGCTTACCGCAGAGAAAGAATTTGCTTGGTTTAACCTCATGTGGGGTTGGAAATCAAGTGATAACGAAAAATTTCAAAGTACAGAATAAATAAATGTTGATTATGGTATAAAACAAATTATACTATATTAGTATTCGCCAGAGGCAGATACTCTACAGAGGCTTGACCGCTGAGCCAGCATTGCAAATCAGCGGTAATGATCTTTGATATTGGGGGTGTACTGGTTTCGATTTAAAGTTGAAACTATGAGCGCATGCAGAGGTTAATCGATGGCCTCTTTAAAAATCGATTAAAAAACTAAAAGCAGACGACGATATGTCTGACCTCTTAGCTGAGGCTGAGTATATCTTCAACAATGCCGATGAGTTTCTCACCGGTGTTGAAGAGTACGAACTCGCAGCCTAAGAGCCTAATAGAGGATCCTCTAAATCTATTTTGAAACGCAGAGGGGTTGTAGTGAGTAGATGCCGAGCAACAGTAAAGCAAAGAGATCTACCGGCGATAGATGAACGATAAGTATCCATAGGTAATACACGACCTGACCACGTGTATAGGTAGGACTCTAAACATAGGTTGATGTACCGCGATTACCTGTAGTCATCCAAAAATCAAACACATTCAAGCATGTAGACCTTTTAGCATAAATTTTAAAAACAGGGGTTCAACTCCCCTCACCTCCACCATCTTTAAATGGATTTTTAATTTATTTTTTTAAATAGATTAAGTATTTAATAATATAAATAAATAAAGATGAGACGCACCAAAGACTATTTAAAAACGAAGTTTGAAGCAGGGGATCTACCATCTCAAGAAGATTTTCATGATTTAATTGACAGTAGCTATAATGACTTAGAAGGTGAAGTAGGCGCTACAGGTGTTGTAGGTGCTACAGGTATACAGGGAGCTCCAGGGGCTACTGGCGCGACAGGGCCCACGGGTATAGGCCCTATAGGTCTCACAGGTGCAACGGGACCTGAAGGTGCTACAGGCGCAACAGGATTAACTGGATCTACTGGCGTAGTAGGTTCTACAGGTGCAACAGGCGCTACAGGTGCCACCGGTCCAATAGGTATAACAGGTCCAGATGGAGCTACTGGTGCGACCGGAGCTACTGGTGCAACTGGTGCAACAGGCCCAGATGGTTCAACTGGCCCAGATGGAGCCACAGGTGCTACTGGTGCAACAGGGGCTACAGGTGCAACAGGTGTTGATGGAGCCACTGGCCCAGATGGAGCCACAGGTGCTACTGGTGCAACAGGAGCTACAGGCGCTACTGGAGCTACTGGTTCGCAGGGCTCTACCGGACCTGATGGAGCTACTGGTGCAACAGGAGCTACAGGCGCTACAGGAGCCACTGGATTGGATGGAGCTACAGGTGTAGCGGGTTCAACCGGCTTACAAGGCTCTACAGGCTCTACAGGCGCTACAGGGCTTGGCGGGGCTACAGGTCCAGGTGGTGCTACTGGTGCAACAGGAGCCACGGGCGCTACAGGTCTAGATGGAGCTACTGGCGCTGAGGGTCTGCAGGGATCAACCGGCGCTACAGGTGCGACGGGTGCTACAGGTTTACAAGGATCGACGGGTCTAGGGGGTGCTACGGGAGCTACTGGGTTGGATGGAGCTACAGGTTTAACAGGTAGTACGGGTGTAAATG